CGTTAACTCTTTCGCCGGAAATCACCGCGCGTGGTGTGGTGTCGGACGACTTGCCGCCAATCTTTATTGGTGCGCCCTTTTCGTCGGTTTGCCCGTGAAGTAGGTCGCCGATAATTTGAATGATAGTTAGTGGCATACTACCTTAATCCTCTTTTATTACTTTATGGAAAAGCCTGAGCCAATATTTTCATCAATAAATTTTTGTATGTTCATCCCGTCAACGCTTTTGTCGGCCTTATACTCTTCATATTTAGTAATCGGCACAAGCACACTTCTGCAATTAAAGTGTAACGGCGGAATTGGTTCTGTACCCTTGTCGAAAATCATCCCGTGAAGTCCTGCGCAAATATCAGAAGTTCTATCATCTAAGATTGCGCTGTATTGATAAGCTGCAATAACTCCCGTTGACTCAAAAAACTCATGTCTTCCTCGGTTCATTACTTCTGTGAGTTTAGTTCTAGAAAATCTCTCTAGCGAAAGCTCGGCAAGCGCGCGCCCCTCGTCGTCTAAAATCCCGAGCACGTCGCTTAACGGCGTGCCGTCTTTAATGGCCTGGATAAGCTTTATTTTTACGTCCTTCTTAACGCCATATTCCCAATCGCCGATATATTGAAATGTTTCTTCTTCTAAAAACCTTAAAAACTCCTCGTTCGGAAGTGGCGGGGAGGCAAAGTTGTTTCCCTTCAATATCTCAGCCTGAGCTTGGGCCTTGGCGTCTTTGTGAGCTTTTTTAAATGCGCTTTTAAGTACGTTCTTAAGCTTAGACGTGTGCTTAAGTTTTATTTCATCTAGCTTCTCAATACTTTGAGACGCGATAATTTTCTTTTTTCTTATCTGTGAAAATAGGTCATGAAATATGTCGTCTATAATTGGTTGAGACTCAGTTAATATTCCGTCTTTCAAAACGTCCATGGTGTTTTCAACTAATTTGAAATTGACCTTTTTTGAGTAATCCCCTTGCGTGTCTTTGTAGTGACGCTTATAGTTTTTTCCTAATGATTCGTTATCTTTTATTTTTTCTTTTTCTGCTTGTTGTTCTAACTGTTTCTCTTCTTCTAGATCTTTGTCAGGAGCTGGATCCGGTTCCACTAGTTCACCGGGCACCATTGGGTCTTCTATGATCTCGTCCCTAATGACTACACCGTCTGGAAATTTTGCAAGCGTTCTAAAATGATTAATCTCTTCGTCATTAGGTTTATAGACTTTTCCCTTGACTGCCTCTAACCAAAGCTTAGCGAGCTCAACTAACTCCTCGTCGTCGATAGTATGGAGTTTAAATTCTGGGCATTTTTCCACGTTTCCATAATTATAATAAACTAGCGGTTTTATTATTTCCTTGTTGACCATGTCTTCAATTGACTGTCTTCGTCTGTGAATATGACGAAAGAAAATTTTCAATTGATCCTTGCCTAGCGAGTAACTTCCCCCAGCAGTTTCCTGTCCTTGAAAACCTAATAAGTCTGGGACCAGCAAGCTTCTTCCTATGAACATGTTAAAAAGAGTAATTCCTTTAATGTAAACTTCGCCCTGACTTGAACTTTCTAACCAATCTATTTCTATGCTTTTAGGTACGACGAGAGCCGTTTTAGTTTGAATCTTTTTAATCGCGTTGTATATGTCGTCCACTGCACTTTGCGGCATGTTGGTGTCATAGGTCGCGACCGGCGTCGGGCTTGCCGCTTTTTCTAAAAAGATTGCATAGAACTTTATAATCTCTTTTTTAATAAACCAAGCTTCCCAGCATGATCTAAGATCGCTTTTCCCATATGGGTTTTGGAATCTTTGATTAACTTTATAATGGATAAGAACGTCGGGGTTTATGTCAACACTTCCGGCCGGTCTGCGCTGCTCGTATCTCACAATGTTTCCGTGTACGTCGGTGTGAATTAGCCATGTCACTGGGTGTCTAGTTTTTATGTATTTAAGAGCTGCACTACCATCATTCTTTACTTTAAAAACTTTCTCACTTATCGAAAAGCCGAATTCATATGCCGTCGTAATTTCTTCTAGCGAGTTCAATAACGGAATCTCTGAGTCGTCTCTCAATGATTTTTCTATCTCGTCTCTCATTTTAATAAGCGCGGGGTCGTCGTCTTCAACGACAATACTAAAACCCCCGGCTAAGATAAGGTCTCGCTTAATTTGTAAACAAACGGCAACCTGGTCATCGTGACCCATGTCTTCATAAATAGAATAGTCGTAACGCTTTCTAACTAGGTCGTCTGGGTTATATGGTTTTTCCTGAGAGTCAGACCAGTAGGACGAATCGGCATAAGACGATTCTTTAATATTTAAATGCTGAGTTAGATGCTCAAGAATTCCGTTATCAGAATCGGCCGACCTTGGTCTAGCGGTTCCATTTCCTAAGTCGTCGTTATACGGCTCGTCTGGCATTTTTTTCCCCTCAAACTCGAATCATCGCCCCTATATCAGTGTATGGCAGTTCATTCGATTGTTGAATGCATAATTGCAACGCAATCGCGCAAGCAATTACACAGTCATCGTTCTTATTTTTTCCAGCCTCAATTCTCCCATCATACTCAACTAGGGTCAAACACTCTTGAAACGTGTTTTGGCAATTGAGTTGAATCCTTTGGTTTTCAACACCGTCAATAAAGGCGTCTATCATCATCGGTCTAGATATTTTATCCGTGAGCCATCCTAGCTTATCGTCGTCGTCCTGAAAAATGTTCGGGTATCTAATGTGCTCATACATCTCTAACAACACCGCGTGACCATGATTATTTCGCTCAACGGCGACCATTGGTAATGTTGCCTTTACCGTTGTGTAAAGCTCGGCTAACTCCTTAATTCTGTGCGCGAACGCGTAGGGCTTAAAGTGACCGCGCAGAATGGCAACTTGGGTTTTTGTTTTTACTTCAAAAACAGTGGCGACGGAATAGTCCCCGCCCGATCCTTCGGCCGTATCGACCCCGATTACATACCGTTTGACTTTATTTACCTTCTCAAAAACTGTTAGCCCGTCTTTTTGATAAATAGGCGCTCGCGCATTGTCTCTCATTTCCTTCACCGATTCCGGATCAATTGCAGCGTTTCCCGAGCTTAAGAAACATGTTTGGTCGTCTTCAGGGTACTCTTGACGAAATAATTGTTTTAACTCGGCTTGCTTTGCCCGTCTAAAAGATATCTGAGCATGAGAAAGCGAAAGCCCATGCTTTTGTTTCGCGTATCCAACTAAGTTTACTTCTTCGTCTGTTAGTTCTAGCTCGCCGCAGTCGATTGCATACTCGGCATGAAAAAACCACGGGCAAAATATTTTGTCATAGTTTTGAGTCGGGTCCGACCATAGATCATAAAACCAATTCCCGAGCCCATTTGGGGTGCTCTCAAAAGTGATTATCCCGTCAATCGGAACTGCCTGCATCGTCGCAATAACTCGACTGGAGTCATCTATGAAAGCCGCTTCTGAAATATGTAGCCAATGAATCGTGTCACCTCGTGATTCTAAATCGCAATATATTTTTGAGTTATTATGAGAAAAACGCATTTCATAGAGCGAGCCGCCGCCTTTTTCTAGTTCCATTTGAAAGGGATAAGGTAAACATTTGTAAGCGTATCTCGCGATTTTAAATATTTTTTTAATCGCATCTTGCTCGTGTGCGAGAATGCACGCGGTCTTATTGTCGTTCCATAGAACGAAGTCTAGCATTTTAATAACCTCGTTCGTCGTGACCCCGAACTGTCTGGCCTTTAAAATGAGCTTCCGCTTAGACTTGCTTTGGTCTATCTGTTTTTGAATAGGGTTTTTTAATAGTGGGACCGTTACGCCCGACTTATTAACAATTTTATAAAGACGTTGCGCGCGATACTCTTTGTTACTAAATTCACAAAGTTTCGCTAGCTCACTCGGGCTCGTTATTACTTCCATTTTCGTCTTTGCTTTTTTGCATGAGATCCCAAACGTCTTTTGGTGCGATCCCTTGTTTTAATTCGCCGCTAATCTCATGGTGATTTTTTTGACCTAGTTGCTGAATTCCTAGCCATTTTTGCATTTGAACGCTCCCGGCGTGGGCCGATCTAAATTGGAGTCTTCGTAGGCTTATTTTTCCTGACGCGCCATATCGCTCTTGAATTACCGCAAAAGTTTCGCCATAGTTTTCTTTCACTCGTCTTTCAATGGTGTCGGGTGAACACTTAAACCATCCCGCCACTTCTGCGATTGTGCATTGTAATTCACACAGCTTTTCGAATTC